ACGAGACGAGTGCCTGTCACGAGACGAGTGCCTGTCACGAGACGAATCCGAATCCTTCTTGCTGATTCCCGCGAAGTTCATTCTCTCTTCAATCCAAGAAAGATCTTCCTCTTCGTCGTATCTGTTCTTCCTCAATGGGGATCTTTCCCTGGATCCTGCTCTGATTTGGGAGTTTTTGGTTCCTCGGTTGCTCATGGTTTATATGGTCGAAGATTAAATAAAAAAATTCCTGCCCCTAAGATGGGAAGTAAAACCAACTTAAATGAATCTCACGAAACGGTCCAACTCTCCAAGGGAGAATTCTTTTCGGCGTAATTTCCACGCAAAAGTTCTCGAAGAGATTACGTCGTTGCTTCCTGAAGAATTTCTCGAAGAGGCCTACCTCAAAGGGAGCGAAGACTTGAGGACGTATTTGGATTCGAGAGGAAGAAACGAGAGGAAGAAAACCCTTTCGAAGATCTACGCGAAAGACAATAGTAGGGGATATTGTTCGAGCGAGGGAACTGAGGATGTTTTCGGGGCTCTCATCAAGGCCGCCGAGGGCAACTTTTTCTCTGTCGTTGAAAAGTTGCAAGAGAGGTGTACGGCAAGGATGTTTAGTGTGGCCGCTGCACACGCCGCCTTGAAGGGTCACCTTTCGATGACAAAACTTTTGTATTCTGCGGGGTCGGAGGAAACGCTTGAGACGATCGTCGTCATGGCGGTTCTTGGGGGTGCCCCGGACGTCGTCGAATGGGCGGCGAAGAAGATGGGGGTCACCCCGAGGTCGGTCGGCCTTCCCAAGGGCGTGATCGGTAGGAACGTTAGGGCCATGCTCAACCTTGGGTTGACCTCCGACCCCTCAAACCTCATGTATGGAATCATGTCTTTTGGCTCCGACGAGGACTTGAGTTACGTGGCGGAAACCATTCCGTCAACCCTCAAAAACGAAGTTGACGTTGAACGGGCGTTCCTGGGTGCGCTCGAAAATCGCAATGACGCTGGCGTCTCCTTTCTGAGGCCGTTGGTTCGAAAGGAAAACCCTAGTTCTTTTCTAATTAGTTCGACGAAGGGAAATTACTCGACTTTGGCTTTGGACTACGCTCGCCGTCTCCCGGGGAACTCGCCAGCGATCGACAAGGCCATTTGCATCGCCCTTGCGAACGGGAATTTGGCGTTGTCGAAGGCCTTGACAAAACTCGCCAAAAGGAAACCGAAGAAGACCGACGCAATGTACGCGGCCTATTCGGGGCGAGACGCCGTCCTCGAAGACTTTTCGAAGGGTTCGTTCGAAGTTGCCGTCGGGGCGGCCGCCGGGGGTAACTGGGATTACGTTCTCAATTACGTTGGAGACGGTAAAAACCAACGTTGGGAAGTCGTCCAAAGCCTATTCACGGAGGCCATCTCGCACTCCCAACTTAGTATTCTGAACAACTTGTATGAGTTCTTCAAGGATCGAATGGACCCTTCCTCGCTCAGGGGGGTTGTGGTCAACGCAAGGAGAAAACCGTCGTTGTTGGTCGAGATTGCGCCGTCTGGTGTGTTCCAAATCGTGGCTTCCCGTGTCGACCAAATCCTATCGTAAAACTTCTCGATCGAAAAGTTTAGCAAGATGACATCCACAACCATCCCGCGAGGAGGATGATGAGGAAAAATACGAGGAATCCAACGACGGCTCCCCAACCACAAGATCTAGCGGCAAAGATGAAAAGTACGACCACGATTAACCAGAGGAGACCCATTCCGAGGGCACCCGTTCCCCAACCACAATCCTTGTCGTCTCCCCTCTCGTCTTTTCCGCACTTTGATAGCATGGACCACGATCCCCAAGTGACCATTGTCCAGATGATGATGAGAACGACGACGGCAATCCACAAGCCGGATTCGCCGCTGCAGTTCCAAGAACCCATTCCGGAGGTCGATTCGACTTCGGATTTTCTTTCGACCGACTCTTCGGTGCTGTGAGTTTCCTTTGCGTACGTAGACATAGTTTACTATGCCAAGTAATTTTTTTTATCGTTCGTTCGGTTGAATGCTTCGACGTAAATGACCTTTAAAACTAACCCCGCCAACAACCTCCCGTAGGTAAACTACTTTCGGAGACCGAGGAAGCCCAAGTAAATGAAGACAAATTCGAACCAAGTGTTTCACACGGAGAACGAGCCACACCCCTACCTTGGTGGAACGAGGAGCCTAAAAGTCCCGGTCAAAATCGAGAAGGCCGACTTTGAGGTTCACGACCAACCCGTCGGTAACGACTTACGCGAGGGCAGAATCTTCAACATTAAGATTGACTTCTTGAAGCACGCAGATTTTTCCGACGACCCGTCCGTAAGGTCGCCGTTGGCCAACTACTTCAAGGTCAAGGTCGTTTCCCCGGAGACGCAGAATTTGACGGGAACGAGGATAGTTGGAACCCTCTACGATTCAAGGATGGGTGTCCCGCCCGAGTCCGTCGCTGCCGACAATGACAGGAAGTGTACGACGTGCGAAACTAATGACTGTACGGGTCACTTTGGAAAGATCCTTTTCCCCGACAAGATCTTCAACCCCTACCAAATAATCATCAACGAAGTCATTGACATACTCGGGTGCCTTTGCGTCGACTGTGCCGACCTTTTGATTCCCATCTCCGTTTTGAAGGAAAAGGGAATCGAAGCCTACCCGAAGCACTTGAGGATAAAAAAGATTCTTGAGTGGTCGTCGGGGAAGAGTGTGACCTGTAAGAGCGGACGTAAGTGTCCGAAATTCGACTACCAGAAGAGGGAGTCGTTCGCCGAGGGAGTCATCTCGGGGTCCGGCAAAATCAAGAGGACCGCCCGGGAGATCGACTTCCTCTTCAAGAACCTTCCCGTCGAAGTCATCAACATCCTTGGTTTCGACGACGTTACGGAGTTTGACAAGTACACGTTGGTTGGTATCCCCGTTCCCCCCATCAGCCTTCGTCTCCCAAACCGGACGGCGAACGGAACGATGGTCCATGAGTTTACGGAGGCCCTCGTCAAGATCATCAAGGCGTCGAACGCGTGGGGCGAGTCCTTGAAGAACGATGAAATCCGAAAGGACTTGAAAGCGTACGGAATCAACCCCGAAGCCATCCCCACCCTCGACGGACTACGGAAGGAGATCACCGACGTGACCGTCTCAATCGCAAACAGGGAAAGCGCCATTCGAAACAAAGCACGGGAAAACAAGAAGAAGGTTCCCGAGTACGAAGCCAGAATCAGCGAACTCAAGAAGACGGGAAACCCGAAGGACAAAGTCAAAGCCAAAACCCTCGAAATCGAACTTTCCCGCATGTCGACGGGATCCGACGAAGCACAACTTCGGGGTCTCCACGACAAACTCGAAACCCTCAAAAGGCAACTCATCTTCCTCGAGGAGAACGCGTCGAAACTTGGCGTTGGGAAGACGACCGTTACCCTCCCCGTCATGGGGGGTTCGATGATGGCGATGAAGACGTTGTACGCGGCCGTCGCCGAACACTTCAAGAAACTTGGTGCGTTATTCCAAAGTAAGGAGGGTATCATTCGGTCGGGCGTCGTCGCCAAACGGTCCGACTTCACCGCACGTGCCGTCATCACGCCGAACCCCTACTCCAGACTCGACACCCTCGACATCCCCGAGTACATTGCGAAGGAAGCGGGTATTTCCGCCGTCGTCGTCGAGTCAAACATCAGGAAATACACCGTCATGCTCAACCAAGGGAAAATCACGTTCATTGAGTCCGTCAACAGGTACGGAAAGATCGAACGGACGGCCGTTACGAAGAGCAGTATTAGTCGTGGGTACTGTCGACTAAAAATCGGCGACAGAATCACCCGTTGGCTCATGGACGGCGACAAAGTCGTGGCCGGCCGGGAACCCTCCTTGCACCCGGGAAACATGATGGCGTTCTACGCACGAATTACCCCAAACTTCGTGATTGGTGTTCCGTTTGGAATCGTCACACCGTGGGCTGGTGACTTCGACGGCGACGAGTCGTACCTTTCCGTACCCCAGACGGAGGCCGCCCAAGCGGAAGTCGAAGAGATCATGCTTTCAACCAAAAACATCATTGGAATCCGTCTGGGTACCCCCATCATCGGAGTCATCTACAACGCCCTGAAAAACTGGCACGTCGCTACGAGTAGTAACAAAATCTTCGAGGACGACCTCGTTCAAAGTGCCCTCGCCGACGCCCTGAGTTACGTTGACGACGACGATTACGTTGGGTCGGAAGACGTGTTCGGACTAACCTCCCTGAAGGAACGGTGTGCGAGACATGGTGTATACTACGCGACCGGTCGTGGCCTTTTCAGTTGGCTCCTCCCATCGGACCTGGTCTATCCGCCCGGTGCAGCGTCCGGTAAGAAGTCCCCGTCCGGAATTAGGGTAGTAGATGGAGTGTTGGTCGAAGGGGTAATTCGTAAACAAGACATTGGCGTCGACAGTGCGGGAAGCATCGTCCACTACCTTCACGTGTATTACGGGTACAAAATTACGGCGTCGTTCATCCACAAGGCGTTCCGTCTTGGCGACTACATCGGGAAGTTCTTCCCCCTCACGTTGACCCCGTTGGATTGTAGTTTGAAGCATTGCGAAGTTCCAACCGAAAAATTCGAAGAGACGTTGAAACAGTCCATGAAGGACATGGAACGACTTGGCGCCGAGCCGTCCAACCCGTACGAACGGGCCGTCTTCGAACAGTCCTTGACGAACATCGACCAAGGACTCAAGGAGGAAGCCGGAAAACTCTACGACGAACTCGCCTCGAAGAACTACCTGACCAACGAGGAATACGAAAGGATAAAATTCTTATCTTCGAAATCCAGAACCGAACAGGAAGAACGTGAGTTCGACCGCCTAAGAAAGAAGGCGAGACGCATCGACGACGGTGCCCTCAACCAATACTACTTGGGAATAGCCGCTGGAACGAAAGGATCGCGAGGAGAGTTCGTCGAAATGACCGGCGCCCTCGGGCAACTCATCGGTGAGGAAGGTCGTCTAGAAAAGGATACGAGTTGCAACACCCGGTGCTTGACGAGTTACCGACGTGACGACTTCGACCCTAGGTCAAGGGGTTTCGTCGAGTCCAACTACCACAAGGGTCTGAGGCCACAGGAAAAGTTCCACTCCCACACAGTCCAACGTATCTCCGGAACGGACGCCGCCCTAAAGACACCCGAAGCCGGTTCCATCGAACGTGAACTCTCGACCAGTATCGCCAAGTACATGACGGAGAACGGGTGTTTAGTCTCCCAGTCGATGTACTTACTTCAATACATCGTTGGGGAGGATGGGTTCGATCCCGTCAAGTCGTACTCCCACTCGGGGAAAGCCGTCGCGTACGATCCCGTCGCGTTAGCCGACATCGTCAACCAACGACTGGGCTGGCGTAACATAGACGGCGCCTGGTACCACGAAGTCCGCCACGAAGGTGAGACGTACTACGTCAAGTATTAACTCATTTCGATCGAAATGATTAGAAGAGTTTCTTACCCGAACAATTTAATCCCAACATTCTGGTGTTCGTCGACGTGAATTCCCGGGGTTCGAAGAAGCAGTGGCTTGCCTTCAACGAAGAGTCGGAAATTTTGATCGAAGAAAAGACGTAACACCCTTCAAGTCTCACTTTGCAACCCTCGAACGACAAGTTGCCAAGTAGGATGACGTTCGAGAACGTTACTTTCCCTTCCTCGAACTTCATGACGGCGTCGAGCTCAAATTCGGGGACTTGGTACTGGATCACTTCCTCTTGGAGGTTCTTCGACCAAAAACACGGTCTCCTGTTCGCGAAGACGCAAATCGTTTTTGGGGAGGCCTCTTCCTTCGCCACGGAAAGGGGAAACGCCGAAACGTGCAACGTCCTCGAAAAAACGTGGAAGAACGCATTTGATTTTATGTTACAATGGAGTTGCACGGTCCTCTCCGCGAAGGCGGGGTCCGAAACCAACGCGGACAAGTCGGCGAGGTCTTCCCCAGAAAAGACGAGGACTGTGTCTTGGCCGTGAACGTTAACCCCGGACGTTGCAACCGTCCCAGTTTTGGAAGTTGCAAACTTCCCTTTGGGAACGAGGACGTCGCACCCAACGACGGACAACTCGGCGGGAACTTCGTTGTTGGAATCAAAAAGGAACGACGTCTTCTTCGTCTTTATCTTAATTTTCGACGTCTCTAGAGAACAGAGCGCCTTCTGGTCAAAACTTACGAACGTACTGTTAGTATTTTCGTTTAATAAGGATAGTTTGGAATCGACAACGCGAAGGCAAGCCGACTCGCCCACGAGACCGAGGGTTGGTCCAACAACCTTCACGGTACTCCTTTTTAGTTTCAGCTTTCCTTGGACTTTTAGGGGGTCGGTTTGGGACCTTATTTCGCAAGAATTTAGAATACATTCCGTGTAACGTTCGACGACCACGGGTTCCGTTCCGGACACTTTCAACCCCGTCAAAATGGCAACCGTCCAGTCCCCTTGAACGACCAACTTCGACGTCGAACAGTTTTTGAAGAGGACGTCGCAACTGTTGGAAATCGTCAAGACGGGAAAGTAACAGTCTTTTATTTTGATTTGTTCCCGTTTCTTCGCTGCGGCGATGAGTCTTAGTGCGGCGTCGGGAGTTAAAGAAGCAACGACGGGGGCCTGTCTGGCTTGCTCGTTTAACGAAGTTACGTGTTGTAGTTGTCGTCTTAAGGATTCGACTTCGAACTCGAGGACGTTCGAAGGGGGAACGACTGGAACGGTGGGTGGTTCGTAACGGGACTGCCTTGGCTGCGAAAAATGGCCCGACGAGAACGACGCAGAGGACTGCAACGGCGACGAGTAGTTGACCGAAAAAATTGACATTTTACTAACCGATCGGTTAGCAATTATTTTTTGTCGACGAACGTGACTTTCCTTGGACGTGTCGTCCGAACTCTTGGGGGTGGCTTCACGACGACGACGTCGAACGGTTTTGGGGGTGGTTTGTCGTAGGCCTCGATGAGCTTCATGATTTCCCTCGCGCGTTCCGTCACGTCGACGTCGGGCGGCACGTAGTTGGTAAAGTCGTACTCCCAAAGGGGGATCTCTTCTTCCTCCTTTTCGGGTACATAATCGACTGTTCTCGTTTTTAAAACCAATTTAATTTGTTCCCAGTCGGACTCCGTCTTCACGATGCGAACCGTCGGACTCAACCCCCGGAAGTCGAAGTAACCCGTCCCCTTGATGAGGATCCTTCTCGTCAACCGAATTAGAAAGTGGCTTCCATCCTCACAGTTGAAGAACTCGACGCTTTCGCCGAGGTCCGTTCGTATCGCTAACTGTCGGGAAAGAAACGTCTGCCCAGCTTCGAGTCCAACGGAGGAATACGACAACAAAAACATGTCAACCCAACTACCCGACGCCGCAATGGGCTCTCCAACACGCTCCATTATTTTTCGGATTTTTATTTACGATCGCAAATGATTACAAATTAAGGTCGGACAAGTCGGGATCCGTGAGTTCGAGCAAAGATCGGGCCTGTTCGAACGCCGTTGGGAATTGCAACGTTCGAAGTCGTTGTTCTTCCTCGAACACCGACGAAGTTTCCGTTTGGAATCGTTCCGAGTGCTTCGCCAAGGAGTACCCAACTTTGGCCTCGATGAAATCAACTAAGACGGACAACGAGTCCCTCGACGGCGTGTCCATACCCGAAAACTCCAAGTAATCGGCAAGGACGGAAAGGACTCGACAGACTTCAACGCCGCAAAAGGCCGTTCCGTTCTTCGTCTGAAGTTGGGACGTCCGAGTGAACGGGGAAATCAAAAGGTTTCCAGTCTTTGCGACGGAGTTCCAGTAGTTGGTCGTCCCTTCGAACCAGTCCAACGAGTACGTACACCTCACGAGACTTCCTTGGTCTGAGATGGGAACTAACCGTACGAACCCGTCCCAGACGGACCTGTCGGGAGTTCCAAAAACCCTTGGTTGAACGTAACCCTTATAATACGAATAGGCGTCGACGGGAACGCGAAACGTCAAGTTGTTGTACTTCGAATTAATCGCACGGACGAGGTTCGTCTGTCGGGCGAGGTCGTCGACGGTCGTCTCGGAGGGGGAAACGTAACAAACGAAAAAGACGTCCTTGTTACGGTAGTTTCCCAGGGCGTCGTTCTCCGTCAAACTGTACGGGTACACCGTCACGTTTTCGTTTTGGATGAGGTCTTGCGGGGTCGTTGCGGCGTTCTCCGTGTAGAGGTCAAGTTTCAACTCGGGAAACAAGTCGGTTAAAACGGAGTAGTGGGAAAGGGGGTACGCACCCTCGACGACCATGACTGGCCTCGCGGTTTCCGACGGGTCCCAAAATCTCACCAAAAACTCAACCTCTTGGATTAACCTCGAGTAGTCCTCCAAGTTGGGGTCGAACGCCGTAGTAAGGGAGGGTACGAGTCTTCTGTAGTTTTCGTCCGAAACCCTTGGTGACGACGCGTGCAAAAAGGAAAGCAAAGATTCGTATTCGTTTTTACTCATTTACTTAGTCTTGAACATCCGATCGGGTGTTTTAGTTTTAATTGGCGCAGCCTGGAGTTCTTACGTGAACGGTCGCCGTGTCGATGCAAAGTTTTGACCCACAGTTTTGGATGTTGTAGTAACCCGAAAGACTCAAGTCACCAATGATGACGTTCTGTGCACAAGGCTTACCTTCCTTTTGGGTAATGAAGATGGCGAAGTTCAAGAGGAGAACGTCGCCGTAGACGAGCCTTGAGGACACTTCGATTTGCAAGTAGGGGTGGGGTTTGATTTCGTTCAGAGCCGAAGTCAACGCCTCAACTCCGTCGAGTCCCAAGAACAGACCCTCCGCCTTTCCGTTGGTAAATGAAGTGAGAGAGGAACTCGCACAAAAGATGCCGAACTTGGCAACGTCCTCCTCGGAGATTTCCCCGGGCTTACTGAAGACGGCGCGGATCTTGGCGACGAACGCACCGATGGTGGCCGTGATGGTCTGGGGGTTTGGTTCGCTCACGAGGCGAAATCGAAACTTCGCGCCAGTTTCGTCTTCAGCTTGGAGGTAGCCTTCGCCACAACAGTACTTATTGGCTTCCTGGAAGAGTTTGGTTGCCGTTTCGGCACTGATCTTGTACTCAACTTCTTCACGGGTTTCGTCGACTGTCAAGTCAACTCTGGGCTTCCTCAAGGGCCTCTTCTTTGCGGTTCTAGCCTTCTTTCCTTGATTGGGGGACAACATTTACTTTGAAGTGAAAAAATTAAATTACAAAAACCACCGATCGGTAGTTTCCTACTTTAACGTATTCGTTGCAACTTTCAGGAGCTCGGCAACGGCTGAAAGGCGATCCGTCATGTCCAAAACGTCCTCGCATGCCTTGATGGTAACTTCGGGGTTTTTTTCGAAGGAGGAATCGCATTTTTGTACGAAGTTGAGGACGAGGTGGTGTAAGTCGTTGTAGGTTGCGACCAGGGCGTCGAGGTTGCGATCGCAAATTTTAAGTTGGGCCGTAAGTAGTCGTTTTGAAACCTTTTCGATTAGTTCCAACGTCTTAGTTTTGTTTGAAGTTAAGTCTTCCTTCGAAAAGATGGGGAGGGGAACCCTCGATCTAGTCCCCTCGGACTTCACCACGACTGAGTCTTGGGATTGGTCCCCTTCCTCACCGACGACGAACGTGGTTGTGTCGGATACCGCGTCGTAGATGGCAACGCCAAGGCATTCGGGCTTACATTCTTTCAAAAGGGAAGTTACGACGTTTCTTGGGACGACTTCCTGTTCCGACGAGAGGTAGGAAGTCGTGGACTGACTTGTTCCAGGAACGCGAACGTAGAACGAATACTTCTCGTTTTTCGTTTGGACCAAGTCGAACGTCATCGTTCCCATGTTTATCCTCTTGATCAAGTTCAAGAAGGGGTACTCAGATTCGTCGTCAAGACCAACGACGAGGGCTTTGGGGGAGTATTCGCGCAGGGATTGTTCGGGATGTTCCATGTTCTCGTATTCCATGCCCAATTCCAAATCTTCGTTCTTCGAGTCGGACGGTCTCGTCCGGGTTGAGTAGTTTCGAGGGGAACGGTCGTTCGGGAGGGCATCCTTGATCTTGTCTGCTGGTTTAATCGAACTAACTTGACTTTTCGTGACGGGCTTGGCCGCCCTTCTCATTCCGCGATTCATTTCCTTTACTTAAATGTCGAATAAAAAACTCGCGGTGAAAACTTGGCAAATATCCCTGTTCGTTGCCATCGTTGTGTTCGTCGTCTTCCTGGTGTTCACGTCCCGTCCGGTCGGTGAGTTCATGGCAGGCCAAATCCCAGAAGTTCACCACAGGACGTTTGTCGTTGGCCTCCTTTTGGCAACGTTCACGTTCCTGGCGTGCGGCGTCCACCACCACTACCTTTGTCCCGTCAAGGAAAAGTGCAAGAAGGAAAAGTACCGACCAATGGGTATTCTCGACCGATAGATAGTCGTAACGATCGTTACGGTTACTTTTCGAAGGGGACGCCCCCGTCGGGGAAGTTGACTTGGGTGAATCCACCAACGGTTTCGAAGTGGACGTAGTCGTTCGCCGGGGGGACATCTCCTGCCTTTTGGAGGAACTCATCCTTGAAGTTCGTGAGTTTGTACTTTTCCAAGACGCCGTCAATGGACTTGGGAACGGCGATCTGCAAGGAGAACGACTTCCAATTTTTTATATTATAATACTCGACACATTCCTCCGAAACCAGTTCGTCGACGGAGGCCATTCCAAACGCCGGGAGGACGGATGAGTGGAGGAGACAGGTCGTATCGTATTTCTCGGGAAAGTTTTCGATGGATCCGTGTTCGTAGATCAAGTCGAGACTCTTTTTGAACCCAATGTTCTTCATGTTTTCGTTGTAGTCGCAGCCAGAACAAACGCAAAGTTCCGTGAACTCTTCCGACGTAACGTCAAGGAGTTCCAACAGGGTGGTTCGGTCGCAGACGGAAAAGGCCCGATCTCCAAAACCGTCCGTGAAAATGTCCTTCGAACGGTCTCTTATCTGGATGGGTGCACCGTGGGCGAGACAATCCCCATCGGGCGAATAGACGGCGGACGCAACGTCAACCATACAAAGGATCGACGCGATCCGTTCGGCTTCGACTCCCTTCTTACCCCGGACGGTGGGAACCCCGAGTTTTACGAGAAGGTCGAACGTCGCTTCCTTGACGGACTTTGGGAACAACTTTAGTTGGGCTTCGAGTTTGCGTAGTTCTTCAACTTTCCTCTTGTTTCCATGGCCGAAAACGTCGGCTTGGAGTTCCCCCCTCAAAGTGGCGATGCGTTCCAACGCGTACTCACGTTCAAACGTCCGTTTTTCGTCGGTCTTCTTTTTCAACGGGTTCCTGCCAAACTCGAAGACAAAGATTGGTGTAATCCCAGACTCCAAGAGGGAGATCAAAGCGTTCATGAAAAGTCTCATGTACACGGGGTTGATCGCTTCTTCGTCGATGGAACTCCTCACGACGTCCCAATTCCTCGCGACCCGAAACCTTGCGTCCATCATGATGGGGTAACAGAATCCCATCATGTCGACGGCTACCCTCGTCCTCGAAAACGACTTGCACGGAACGAATTGCAAAGCCTCCTTTGCTTTCCGTTGGACGTAATCCCACAAACCTTTTATCGTCATTTCTCCAGCGAAAAGGGAGCGTACCGGAAAGGTTTTTAAAGACACGTCGACGAAACTAAATGGACTACTCGATTATAGACGAAGTAAAAGTCGATTGCAAACCTATCATTAAGTCATCCTACACGGTTTCCGTTGGGTTCTCCGTCGAAGCCTTCTTTGGCGTTTTTGGGACGAAAGAGACGATCACCTTTCGTAGGTCGTGGATGGGGGAAATCAACTCCATCGTTGACGCGACGTTCTGGTCGGGTCCCTACTTCTACGACGGGGAGGAATGCCTGAACCGGTCCTTGGAGTTCAAAGAACGACTTGAACGAACGATCCAGTCGTTGGCTATTCCCATCCCCGTGAGGTACGTCCTCATAACGAAGGGAGACGAACGTCCCAAAGACGAAGAAGTACGAAAGTTTTACAAGCACACTCGACCCGGACAGGTCAACCTTTGGTTCGTTGGGAGTGCAGCTCACTGCACCCAGGCTTGGGAGAAAGAAGGGTTCTTCAAAACTTACCCTTTCGAAAACAAAGAATCGTGTGTAGTCGAAGAACGCAAGTACGACGTGCAAGTCGTCGGGGAAGACCGGATTGTGAGCGATGCCATCGTTTGTACGTTTTCCTCCGTCGACGAAGAACTCATGGAAGCCATGAAGGCTACTTCCGAAGAACTCTACGACAAGAAGGGAACGCTCGTGTGCATTTGCGACGTCCTCGACTTCGACGTCGTCTACGAAGAATGGAAGAAACGCGATTGTTCTTGCGTTATTTCGAAAGTTCCCGAACTCCTCTTCTCCAACGAAACCCTCTACGTGGAAGATGAATTCCAAACCAACGTGTCGGGGACCGGCAACCTCGAATTAAGCAACCTCGCGGTTCCATACTGCAAGTTACAGGGAGAACGGGAATACGAAGTCGTCCTCGACCCTTACCTATCGTGTACGCGACGAATTTACAAGAAGTGACAAATCCCTCGACCGACGGATAAAATGAACGTATTTATTTCGACTTGCATTCGCCTTCCCAACGTGACCCACAACGAAATCGTCAAGATATTCGCAGAGGGCAAACAGAACGAACCCTTCTCCCTCCCCCTGAAACGAAACCAAAACGCGAAGAGAAGGAAATTCGACAACTACTATGAGAAAGGGTCCGGCATCAGGGAAGTCAAAACAAAACTTGGAAACGTCAAACTCCTCGTCTCGGATTCCGTCCAACCGTCGACCCAAGGAAAAATCAACTGTTGGCATTGTCGGGAAAAACGTGGAAAAGAAGAAGAAGGAATGCCCATACGGATGGAACAGTTGAAAACTGAAGAAGAAGACGTAATCGAAGTCCACCTCAGGGGTTACTTCTGTGACGAATCCTGCATGTATACTTTTGCGAAAGAAAGGTTGATACCAGGCTCTCCAGAATACGACTTTTACCGACAAGTCCTCGACAACGCCGAAATCCTCCACAGGCTACGTTACCCCGACAAAGGTGCTATTCGGCCCGCGAAGTCGTGGGAACTCCTCAAAACCAACGGGGGGTCCCTCGATTACGACATGTGGAAAGACAGTTCCCTTAGTTTTCGACCGTTACCCGGCTTCTCGTTTTCACGCGTCTCCCTTTCGCACCTGCAACAATAATTTCTTTTGGTTAGGAAATGACCATCGTAGAGTTTTTGCTCATAAGTTTCGTGTACGGAGCCCTGTTCTTCTTGATCAAGAAGAACGATATCGAAGACGTCGTCAAGAACGTCCTTACGTTCCTGTTGCAACAAAAGGAAACACAATCTGTTCTACTTTTCCTCAAGTGGTACCAAGAGCGAAGTCCCGTCGTCGCGAAAGAGGGCTCAGTCTTTGCCGTCAAGTTTTGGAAGTCCGGGAAACGTTACTCCGTGTACCTTCCCTACGATAGAAGACAACGAGAAGACAAGGAATACGTCGTCGAAAAGGGAGAAACGATGAAAAGGTTTCTAGTACCCTCCGGCGTAAAACTGTATTGCACGAAGGAAGACTTTCGGGCCGACGATTTGCGCGAAGTAGTTTAATTTTGGATTCGATCGAATTCAACTTGGAAAGGACTAGCCAATTACAATCATCTTCTTCCTTAATTCCGACTTCGTCTGACTTCTCACAACTGATTAAATACTCTAATCCCCACTCCTTATCCGTAATTTTGTAGCCGCAAAGATTCAACTCCTTACAATTGGTTAGATATTTCAATCCATTGTCTGTGATTCTCGTTGTTCCGAGGCTGCACCTAGAAAACTTGTACGTCTTCGAGACGAATTCTATACGATCCCTTCTTCCGATTCTTATCATTTGGTTCCAAGTGGTTGACTTGACAATCGACTCAAACTTCTTGTTGAGTGAGGTGAGGCGAACCAAATCCCCGAAGGGAAGTAGCGAGAGCGGAGCGACACGACGAGGGACGAGGAGTGAGAATTTCGATCAAACAATCGTTCGGTAGGATATTCATTTCGTCGGGAAAATTTATCTACATCCTCAATTTTAGGATCGTCTTTTCACGATTCCGTTGATATTCTTTTCTTCGAGTTTTTCCCGTGAGAGTCGACGAAAAGTGAGGGAAGTCGACTGGAACACAGCCTTCGAATACGTTCTGAGAAACCCTCCAAACCATTCCCCGGAGAATGGGAACGAATCTTTTCTTGAATTTCGACGACGACGAAACCGGAACCAAATCGGGAGGTTTGAAAGATGCCAATTCGTTCTCGACTCGACAGAACGATTCTTCTAGTGAATTCCGGTGAAGAAGAAGATTTGGTTCGAGTTCGACTCGTGTGGCCAATCCTCGCCGGAAAAATCAACGAAGAATTGGAAGGAGTTGAGTCGGACAAAACGTGATCACCTCTGAGAAAAAGTGATCGATCTTCTTCCCTTCGAGGAAGACTGGACAAATTCTTCTCTTCACCCCGTCAAATCGGGAGGTTTGGAAGGTACGTATTCGTTCCCGAAGTGATCCTCCAATTCTTCGTGTAGATTCCGTTGACGAAGAAGAATGCGTTTGAGTCTCATCCCGAAGGTCGAATCTTACCGGAAACGAAATCTCATCTCATTCTTTTGGTCATCCCACCTTGTCGGGAGATTTGGAATGTACTAATCCATCCTCAACTGACTCGAAGAATTCTTCCCATGAATTCCATTAAAGAAGAAGTATCGATCCCGAGTCCGACTCACAACATCAATTCTCACCGAAAATTCGAGAGAAAACTGGAAGACGTCAAGTCGGACAAAACATACCACCTCTTGGAGGGATGACCGAGTGCAACACCCGAATCGTCCTCGAAAGGAACTCGTCAATTCTTCACGCCAGATCGATCGAATTGGAATGTACCGATTCGTTCCCAACTGACTCAAAGGATTCTTCCCATGAATTCCATTGAAGAAGAAGTCGGAACTTGAATCTCACCTTGAGGGACAGTTCTCAGCAAAAATTCGACACAAACTAAGAAGGAATTACTTCGAACAAAACGCATTCCTTCTCGAGAAAATCGACCTATTCACGACCCGGAATCGGTACCTCGTCTCATTCTTTTGTTCAATCCACCTCATCGATCGATCAGGAAGATGACGGACCGTTCTCAGTCGAACCTGACCAAATCCCTCGTGAATTTCGTCGGGATCACTAACGTTCCCCTCCAGCGGTATCGTCGAAGAGCGAACTTGACTTGGATCCTGACCCGACGGAACAATTCTCACGGGGATTTTCTTCGTACAATCCGTGACAATTCTCACTCGATCGGGTTCGAGTGAACCTTCCATGAATTCCTGAGAAAAATGAGATGGAATCCCAACCCGAGCCAACGGGTCCATTTTCACCCAAAAACACGACTCAAAATCTCAACGACTTTTCTCTAACAAAGAACTGTGAGTTCTGGGAAAATGGGAGGAACGGGACCGTCAGGTTCGTGTTAAATCGAACACAACCAAACCTATCACGGATCCCGGAGGAGAACGAGCGTGGATCCTAATCAGAATACGATAGGAAATCCCCACGACTTTCGTCCAATAAAGAAGGGGCGAGTTCTAGGGAAAGTGCAAAATGCGGGACCCCAGGATTGGTTCGATGAGAACACAACGATTCTTCTTGTCGAATTAGACGGAAGAGAAAGACATCAACTCTTTGCGACTCGAACCAGAACAAAACCTCCCGTGAATCTCGGAGAAAAATGAGATGGAATCCCAGCAAGAACTACCTCATCGATTCTTACTGAAAAATTCGATCCAAAATCTTCTCGTCTTTCCTCCGACAAAGAGTCGTGAGTTGTGAGGAAAGTCGTCGAAATGGAACCCGTCAGAAAATTCCTGTCCGTCTTTCTGAATCCTCCGTTCGATACAACAGGAACCCGTCTCGTCAAGTTTGAATTTGATCGAACATAACCAAACATTCCACGCGTTCCTGACAAGAACGGACGGAATCCCTACTAGAACTTTATCCTCGATTCTTACTGAAAAATTCGATCCAAAATCTTCTCTTTTCTCCGACAAAGAGTCGTTAGTTCCAGGGAAAGTAGTTGGAATAAAACGCCGCAATTCGGCGAGACGAACCAGTCAACCCATCCCATCAAATCGATCGATTTGAAACATTTCATTCCATTTCCCGACAGGACAGGATCATATCCCCGATGGATTCCGATCGGGATTCCTTCTCGATATTACAATTCCATCGATTTTTCCTCACGATCGTCAGGAAGGTTCATTTCGGCGAGAAAAATTTCGTTGATACGTTAAATATCAATCACTTCCATTCTCTTCCTTAGTTCCGTTTTCGCTCCTTTCGTTATTTTTTTGCAATGAGACAGGTTCAAGGAAGTGCAATTAGTCAACGATCCCAATCCTAAGTCGGTGATTTTGTTGCAATAGGAGAGATTCAAGGAAGCACAATTAGTCAACGATTTCAATCCCTCATCGGTGATTCCATAGCAATAGGTAAGGTTCAAGGAAGTACAATTGACCAACGATTTCAATCCTTCATCTGCGATTTTATTGCAATAGGAGAGGTTCAAAGAAGTACAATTGACCAACGAT